AAAGAGTAGTTGTTACTCTTGAAGTAGATGCACGCGACGTACGTGGAATGTTGACTGATCCAAAAAGCGATCTTGCTGCTTTGTGTATTGCTGCAATCGAAAGAGAAACTGATCGTGTTATTTATGATGCTTTATTCTCCTCAGTATATACAGGAAGAAATTTTGGAACTACTGTAACATATACGAATGATGGCGTTACTTCACAAGATGCTACTGCTGGTTTTACTTATGAAATCTTGCTTGCTATCCGTGCGCAGTTTATGGATGATGAAGTTGGAAATCAGGGTATGACTCCTATAGCTATTGGAATCTCCGGCGATGAACATACTGATCTTATGAGCGAAATTGAATTGACCTCTACAGATTATTCAGCTCAGTATGCTATTGATAACGGAACAATCAAAATGGCTCTTGGAATGAACTTGATTCCTTTTGGTGCTGGCATAACAGATCCTATCTTGGAAACAGTTTCCGCAGAAAGAATCTCTTTTGCTCTTGCAGAAAAAGGCGTCGTTCTGGGTATAGCTTTAGAACGTAAAGTTGAAGTTAAAGATAACCCGCTAAAAGTTGAAACATCAATCATCAATGTTATTAAAGAGATGGGTGCTGTTAGGACTCAAGGCGTTAGAGTACAAAGAATCCGCTTAACTCCGTAACCCGGGGTTAAGTAGTTTTTGTCTAGTTTTTGTGTAACTTTTTAAACTCTTAAATGAGAGGAAAATATTATGGCAGTAATTAATGCAATAGTAACAGGCAATGTAGAAAGCAAAGCGGTTGATACCGGTGTTGCTGCAAGATTTACAGGCGGAATCCTTAAAGCTATCCCTTTTTCTTTTGAGATTGCTGCAGGGGATGATGCTAATTCGATTCATCGTTTCGCCCGGATTTCTCCATCTGACATCGTTGTTGGCCTTGAGCTGATGATTGATGCGATAGCTGGATTAACTGAAACTGATATTGGTTTTTATAAACCTTTAGAAGTTGGTGGAGCAGTTGTTGATATTGATGCTATCGTTGACGGCGCTGATTATCACGCTGGACTAGCAGTACAGACAGAAGTTTTTGTCCCAGCTATTGATAGTATTGGTAAAAATGCTTATGAGTTGGCAGGAATCACTGAACCTAATTCAATAGGGTATGGTTCATTTGATGTGGCAATTACTAACGTGTCCAATGTAACAGCGGCAGGAACATTTGCTGGAGTTCTTTACATTGTAAGTGGTGTTTAGTAGATAAATCCAAGCAGTTAAATAACAAAGAAAGGCAAGATTATGAGTATCGTAACCGCTCCGGCAGGTATTTGTAATCTTGCCTTTGATTTATTACGGCAAAAAGAGCAAGTCGTAAGTTTAGACACACCAGACAGCGAGCTTGAAGGTTTAGCTTCGCGCTGGTATGATGTAACTCGGCGTGCTATCTTAGGCGCCTACTCCTGGAACTTCGCGCGTAAGCGTATAGCTCTTACTTTGAATGGAACGTCCCCGGCTTTTGGGTATGGCAACGCGTATAATCTCCCTAACAACTATTTAGCTTTGCTTTTTATAGGTGATAATTACAACTACAACTATGAGAAAGATTATGCAGTAGAAGGTGCGCAGATCCTAATTGATAATGACGACGGAGCAACTTTGAATATAGCGTACATCTACGATATGACCGACATTGCAAAATTTGATCCTTTGTTTACAGAGCTATTGATTGCAGAGCTGGCTATTAGATTTGCTAATTCGATAACAGGACTTAACAAAGGGATGAAAAGTATTATAGAGTGGAAAAAAGGATTGGAAGTTAGAGCAAGGGCCAAAAACGGCCACGACAACCCACCAAAACGCAGGGAAGTCAGTAAGATAATTGCCAAAAGGCGGTTAGCATCTTCTGGCGGAACTTCTGATGGGGTTCATTTGTTTTCTCAAAGCTAAGGAGGTAATATGACAAAGATTGTAGATACTAATTTTAAAGGATCAGCTACTAAAACGGTTCTTGGAGTTTCTTCACTTGCAGCTGGGGATCTTGTTCCTGTTTATGATGTGAGTGCCGGTTTTTATAAGATGGTTGCTATATCTGATTTTGCTACAGATACTGAAGATACAGCAACAAAAATAGCTTCATTAGGTTCAATGGCTCCTGGCGCTGCTTTTAAGGGCACAGGAACGATCTATAAAAGTTCTGTTTCGAGAGTAGGCGATTTAATTACGACTCAGATTTTTATTGATTTGACAGGGGCTAGTTCTGTAGCAACAGACAAAGACATTATTGGTACCGCAGGCGTTTGCCATATTGGCCAGATTACTACTGCCATAAATGGAGTTGTTTATGGTGGACAGGTTCAGTGTCTTGAAGTTCCAGCAACTGGTGCGGATGATATTGATTTGTATATGGCTTCAGTAGGTACTGGTGCTTATGATGCTGCTGGTTCTGGGTTGACTGATGCAGCTTCTTTGGTTACTAAAGCTGGAGCTTGGGGCATTGGTGCTCCTACAGTATTAGAATCTGCGATAACTGCAGACTATTATCTGTATTTACTTTCTGGTGAAGCTGTTGCTGGGGAGTATAGTGCTGGCCAAATACTGATCACTCTTTATGGGCTTGCAGCCTAATGATTGCGAATAACGCCTACACAAATTTTGCGTCTGGCGAATTATCACCAAGCGTATGGGGGCGAGTTGATCGCCCCTTTTACGCATCTGGTGTTGAGGTTCTCCGGAATTTTATACCCCACGTAACTGGCGGTGCCAGTTTTCGTCGGGGCTTCCAGTATGTTCATCACACCAGATTAAATAAAAAAGCTTTCCTTGTAACTTTTAAATTTAATTCAGCTCAGTCTTATACCCTGGAGTTTACTCACGGCTATATGCGCGTGTATAAAAATGGTGGCGTAGTTCTTGAAGATTCTGTAGCTATCACGGGTGTGAGCCAGGCGGACCCAGGAGTTATAACCTCCGCGGGCCACGGTCTTGCTACGGGGGATGAAGTTTATATGGCTGATGTTGTGGGTATGACTTCTCTCAACGGGCAGTTTTATTTAGTTACTGTTTTGGATGTCAACACTTTTTCTATTCAAGATGTTGATAGCAACGATATTGATACTTCTGGCTTTGATGCTTATACGTCGGGCGGTACTTTTGAGAAGGTTTATGAAATAGAAGCCCCCTACGCAGAAGCAGATTTGTGGGGGATTAAGATTGCTCAGACGGCTGATTTAATGTATCTGGTTCATTCCGGATATGAGCCTCGTAAGCTCACCAGATCTGGCCATAGCAGTTGGGCGTTAGCTGTTTTTGAAAGAACCTTGGATCCTTTTTCCGTCCTTATAACAGCGGCTACCAAAGCCAGCCCTGGAGTTATTACTTCTACGGGCCACGGTTTTACTGGCGGTGAGCAAGTGTATATACGTGGTGTTGTAGGAATGACGGAGCTAAATGATAATGGATTCTTGATTGTCTTTATTGATGCTAATACTTTTAGTTTAACGACTGTTGGTGGAGCGGCTATTGATACTTCCGCGTATACAGCTTATACTTCCGGCGGCCGGGTTTTTAATGTTAATAACTACCCCGGAGCTGTAGGTTTATACGGCGGCCGTTTGTGGTATGGGGGTTCTGATAACGACCCAGATGTAGCTTGGGGGTCTATGGGTCCCGATCCAGCTACCGGGCAGTCAAGGTACGATAATTTTACTGTCAGCACGGGTGCTTTAGATGCACTTATTTATACAATATCTTCACAGAACTTGACAGTCGATAGGCTTATTTGGTTTGGTGGGACCCCAGCTTTTATGGTTATAGGCACTTCTGGTGGCCTGTATAAAGCAAACGGGGGCTCTGATGGCTCGGCTATTACGCCAACAGCTATTTCTGTTACTCCGCTTTCCAGCTATGCTGTAGCGGATGTTGGACAAAATTTTGTCGGAAACCAATTAGTTTATGTTCAATCTGATGCGAGAACGCTCCGGAGTTTTGAGTATGATCTTCTGCAGGATTCCTTTTACGCGTATGATAAAAACCTTTTATCCGAAGATGTTACCGCCCCAGGAATGACTCAGATAGCTGTGTCTCAAGGCCGGCCCGATCTGATTTATGCCGTGCGCTCTGATGGGGTGCTTTTATCTTGTACTTTTTTAAGTAAAGAAGATGTGGCTGGGTGGGCCAGACATTATGTTGGTGGCACTGATGCTGTCGTTTTAAGTGTTGCTTCTGAACCCCAAGACGCAACTTTTGACCGGCTGGCGATATGTGTTGAGAGAACCATAAATGGTGCGACACGTAGATTTATTGAGTATCAATCTGTTGATACTTTAATGCCGGACCCCGCGGAATATTACACTGCAACTACAGCGGAAGCCAGCGACAACTTAGTGCATAGAAATTTAGCTTTTGAAGTGCAGAAATCTTTTATCCGTATGGACAGCGCGCTGGTTTTAGATACGACTCAGACAGCGACTTTAACGCTATCAGCAGTGACGGGGAGTACAGTCACAGCAACAGCCGGCAGCGCCAAGTTTGAATCTGACGATGTTGGTAAATATATTTTTATTAAATACTTGACAGGCTTTGAGTCTGGAGTTGCTAAGATCACAGCGTATACTTCTAGTACGATTGTGACGATTCAGATAATTCAAGATTTTGCTTCCACTTCGGTGGCGACAAGCGGCTGGTATTTGATGTCGTCTACAGTTAGAGGCCTACATCATTTAGAAGGCGAGTCTGTTGCTGTAATTACAGACGGCGGCGTTCATCCTAATGAGACAGTTGTTGCTGGTGCGATAACTTTAGATTACCCAGCTCGACATATCATTATTGGATTGAAATATTCCGGATATATAAGAACCTTAGATTTAGAAATGGGTACTTCTCAGAACAGCGGTGTTGCTCAAGGACGTACTCGCAATATGATAAAACTTTTTGCAAAACTTAGAGATACAATGAGCGGTAAATATGGCTCCACAGCAGGGGGCCGGTATGATCTGGCGGGGATGGCGTTCAGAAATTCTGGTGAGGACCTTACTGATAGACCTCCGCTATTGTTTTCGGGTATGAAAGAACTGACAAATTTTGATAATTGGGACATTGAGAAAAGACTGCATATAGTTCAAGACGATGCCCTACCAATGACTGTTTTAGGATTGGTTCCAGTAATGGACACAAATGAGTAGGAGAGAATATGTTTTGGTTAGCACTTTCAATGGCAGCAAGCGGGGTCGCCGCTAACAGCGCAGGAGCAAAGCAATCCAGTTTGATGAGAGAACAGGGAATTTTAGCTCAACGGGATGCCGAGAGACAGGCTGTTATTGCGCTTGACGAAGGCTATCGCCGGCGTCAAAAGCAAACTATGGAGTACATAGGTGCTGGTGTTGAGGTGCAAGGTACCCCTCTGTTGATGTTGGCGGAAACAGCTAAAATGGCAGAACACCAAGCGGCGGAAATCAGAAGAACCGGCAAAAGCGCAAGAGATCTGTATTACAGAAACGCTAGAGCAGCGCGCAGCGAAGGACGAGCAAGCCTCGTCAGTTCCTTGTTAGGCGCGGTGGGTGAGATTACGGAGAATGACAAATGAAACGGCAAAGTAAAATTACAGAAAATCCAAGCGTAAGGCCGGGGAAAGAAGCGGTCGGCGTTGCGAAAGTTAGTCGCGCCCCACAGATCCTTGCGGAAGGAGCCATTAAGCTTGCGGCAAGATTTAAAGAGCGGGACGCAAAAGCAGCTAACCTTGAAGCAATGGCCGGACACGGTGATTGGGGCCGGGAATATGCTATCGGGAAAGAGAAACTTCGGAAGGGTGAGTTTTGGAATAACCCAAAAGGTTTTTCCAAAGCAGCGCAAGATCTTGGAAATAAGATGGCGCTTGATTTTGGCAAAGATATGAGCCGGAGTGGTGCGAAAAGATTTAAAGAGATTACAACGAACGCTATCTCCCAAGATGCGGATAATAATGTTAATTGGTCTATTGGGCGTGAGCAGGAACTTGTTGTTGGGGATATAGATAAAGGGTTTGCCGATCTTCCTTATGCGGCTGAGTTTGTAGTTGGGGTAGAAGGATTGCAGCAACTTCTTTATGACAAGGGAACCGGCGATCAGTTTGACGCTTTTTCTTTAGAAGCTCAAGCAATGCGGGCGCTGGATTTTTTATCTCCTGCTACTGTGGAAGCAAAGAAAAAAGCAACAAGAACGTCGATTGTTGAAAATGCTATGAACGCATCAATGCTCAATGATCCACGTGCAGCGTATGTGTCGATAGCGAAAAGAGAATATAAAGACATATTGACACCGAACGAGGAAAAGACTTATCTTGCTCGAGCCAAAACTATGATGGTAAACCAAGCTGTTGTAGATAAATTTAAAAACTTTAGTGCTGCGAGTGTTGAAGTATCAGAGATGATCGACGCAGTAAGCACTACTGGCGGTATGACAACAGCCGAGATAGCGGGTAAGATAGCGTGGGCGGAAACTAACAAAGACGCAAAAGATGCGGATGGTAACTTAGTTATATCACCAAACCTTCTTCGCAACTA